ACAAATAGTTTTTCCGTGTAGCCTATTGGTGGATTGTCTTTATGCCAAACATTAATTCCCATAATATAGCGTTTTCCATTATTACCATTTTTAGTTGTTCCATGTATTACCATTCCTGCGTCAAATACAATTAATCTATTAGGAATATAAGCTATTTTATCTACCTGACTTTGTGGCCTATAATGGCTCATTAGGGCAATGCTTTTTTCTTTATCTTCATCTTCACCTTGGAATGTAGCTAATTGATATCTTTTATTTAGATCAATGTCAACTTGACCAGAATGAATTTCTAAAAAACCAGCCTCGTTATCATCATCTACGTCGAAGTGGGCATAATACACTGCGCCTAAGACTGGACACCTAAATTCACCTGTTCTTTCATAAAGAAAAGTGTCTTCATCCAAATGAAGAGGTAGATACTGCCCGGGACCATAGGTCCTTGTCCAGTACTCAAATCCAACTACTTCATCAGTACTGCATGGTAGATTAGGTTCCCAAATTTGTTGAACCAACCTTTTTTTAACAGTATCTGCTGGACTTTTCCACCATCCATCCCAAAACATCCATGGAGAATATACACTAGATTCTCCATGGTATATATTTCCTGTTTTTAACTGTCTTGGATCATCTCCCATTTTATTTGGAAAAAAATTAGAATCATTTTCTATATCTTTTAGAAGATTATTATCTTCTATGTAATTGTCAATTATTTTAATAGTTTTTTGTGCTTCTAGTATTTTCTTATTATTATACATTTTATTCATAATAAAAAGAACCAATTTTTAAAGCCATAGGAGGAACACTCTTATGCCAAACATTTACAACCATAACTTCTCTTACTCCAGATTTTGCTGCTGTAGCGCTATGAAGTACATGCCCTGCATCAAACATAATTAATCTATTAGATTTATAGGCAATTCTTTCTCTTAACTCTATTGGAGCTATATAATCCTTAACCATATCTTGCTCAAGCACATCTTTGGTATGGTCAACTAATTTTTTTGGATGTATCTCCAAAAAACCACCTTCTTCATTTTCGCATCCATAATAAATTGATCCAGCTATTGGACCGGCATATATTCTTTCTTTCTCATAAAGGAAAGTATCTTCATCAACATGAATAGGCAAGTATTGGCCGGCGTTGTAAGTTCTTGTCCAATATTCAAAACCTAATATATCTTCTAATGGGTAATTTAAATGAGGTTCCCATATTTGTTTTATAATTTCTTTTTTAAGAGTATTGGTATCACTTCTCCACCAACCGTCCCAAAACATATACGGGGCAAAGCATGATGATTCTTCATAGTGATAGGAATTTGGTTCTGATACTAATTTTTCCTCTGAGTTCATTATTCCTGGAAAAAATGTACTATCTTCTTTTATTCTATTTAAAATACTTTTATCTTTAATATAGTCATCTATTACAATCATAGTTAATTCTCTTTTCTTGTAAAATTACTATTATCAAATAACCAATATGAAAAATCAATATCCTTCTCCCAAATTGGAGAGTCTTTTTCTTTTTCTAGTTTCCAATGACCTTTTTTAGCAGCTGCTGCGGATCTTTCGTTTGTCTTCATAACCCATCCACCAAATACGGTTATATTTTTATTTAAAGTTTTCTTAACTAAATTTTTTCCTAGTTCTTTAGACAAAGAAGTTCCCCATGTTTCTTTTTCGAGGAAAGAATAAACATTTGGGTATTTATCATATTTTTTTATGTCTTCATCTGTAACATCTTTACCTGATAGAAGTAAAATGTCAGTGTCATACATTAGGTATGATATACCAGTTGCTCCAGTATTATTATCTTTCACATAGAAAGCGAGAGGCATTTTTTCTATCGCTTTAATCCACCAAGAAATTGATCTTACTTCTAATCTTTCTAGAATTTGATCTATAGAATACCCTGCTTTAATGGCAATATTTGGCCAAGCGCTTGACCAAACTGAAGAATATACGCACGCATGCTCGTAGCAAGGTTTTACATCTATTACAGATAAACTTTCCATCTGCATATTATATCACTTATTTAGTTTTTTACTATTACTGTAAATCCTATGAATGTTGGTATATGATAGCTACTTGCCCCAGGTAGAGCTCTAATTCTTTCGTGCAAATCCCATAACGGAGACTGTGCTTTTTTGGCATACAGGTTTGTGTAATCATTGCTTATCAATACTAAAATTATGCCAGACTGCGGAAGTGCGCTGTATAAATTTTCTAATATATCTGGATTTGCATTGGACGTCAGGTATCCACCATTTGTGACTATTAAATCAACACCATCTGGAATAACAGCATTTTGTATATCTAGAGGATCGACAACGTTTAACTGACTTTCTAAACCTTCGGCTATGACATACTCTTCTCTGTATACATTTTCGTCATTTGGAACATATACTTCAAAATCAAAAGCTTCTTCTAGATATTCATGAGGAAATGAAACAAAACTTGGATTAGTGAATAATACAGCGTTTGGTCTTGCGGTTTTAATCACCATTTCTGCTTGCATAGTACCAAAATTAACTAGGTCATAATATTCTACTAGACCCTTGGCTATTAACTCATAGTTGTGAAATTCAGTTGGGAATCTACCTATTGAATTAATAGATCTATCAACATCTAATCCAACTTCGTTATAATAAACTTTTTCACAGCGTTCTTTTAATTTTTCATCAGAAATAATCTCAGAATGCTTAGTCTCGCTAAGTACCATAGCATTTACTATTGTATTTAGTAGATTTATCTCTCTTTGGCCATTTATATTTCCAGAGGTCATTTGCGACATTATTGTTCTCTTTTCTTAATAAGATTATAATAATACATCGACTCAGTTGCTAGTCCAAGTATTTTATTTCTAGTAGATTCAATTTCTTTAACCTCTTCACTAACAGAAGATAATATCGGATAAGCTTGATCAACTATTTCCCTTATTTCCTGCATAGTTATTGTAGATAGCCTATTTTCAGGTATATCTAAGGAGTAAAAAATAGATAATAGTTTTGACTCTATATATTCTTTATATTTATATTTATCGTATTTCATAGTTTCCTTACTTTTAGTTATCTAATAATTTATCTAATAGTGGGGTTTGCTTTACAAAATTCTCTACACCTGGACAAAAATAATTAGAACCTGGTGTTTCGTCTGTTCCAAAAATGTCTTGAAAAGCTTCTTTTATTGACGAATACTGTCCATCTATATAATTAGTCCACTTTTCAGATCTATCACTTAAAGCTCCAGTATCCTCTAAATGCCTTAAGTGGTCCATGTAGGCGTCTTTTAATTGCCTATCTGTTCTTTCCTGATGGATATGCTCTGGTTTAATTTCTATCTTTGCCATAATTATCCCTTTATTTTCTTAAGATCCTCTATGGCATTATATAAAACCACGTAACTTGAGTAGTTTTCAGAAGATTCTTCTGGTAAATTTATATTTGAATCAAAATCTATAGAGTCTGGATCTATAGCTAATCTTAAGGAAAGTTGATATATAAAAATTTCTTTTGCTTTTAAAGCATTTTGTTTAGCTTTTTCTTTTTGTGAATCTGTCAAATTAAACATCTTGATACCCTAATTCCTTTAATTTTGAATCAACTAGTTTTATAGTACTTACTAAATCATTCATTGTTTTGTGCATTAAGCTTATGTGTAGTTCTGGTTTTATTTCCGGAATAAAAGAATAGACCGTAAAACTATCGACTGGAAAAATATCTTTATTATTATCCGCTAATAATAGTGCTCTTTCAAGAGCAGTAAATCTTTCGTCAGTTAATATATCTAGTTTTTCTTTTCTTGAAATTAGATCAAAATTAGACATTATAACTCCCTATTACAAAGCGCTTTCGTTTATCTATAGTAATGCTTTAATCTATATTTATAACTCTGGCTCATTTAGTTTAAGTAGTCCAGAACTTGCTGGCCCTATTCTCTCGCCTTTTTCGTTTAATCCTGTTTTTATGCCCTTCATCCAAGTCCATGGTTCTTCTTGATTTTTCTTCATCTTAGCCTCACCATAAGACATTCTTTGGTCCATTAAATCAGGCTTATCCCATAAGTTTTCTACTTTAAATTTAACAGATTCCAACAAATCGTTCTTAACTATAGTGAAGTGCATAAAAGGCATTCCTTTTGGAAATATAACTGGCTCATTTATTTTTGTTATTTTCCAGTTCATATTAAATTCATCTGGCCACCAAAAACTTGGTATTGTTGCCGATAACGGAACAGCCCCGTCGACAAAATAGTTTGGAGAACCTGATATATAAGTACTGTATCCTTCCTCTGTTCCAAAAGCCCATCCAGTAGCAAACGACATTATTCCAATAATACTTGGAATAACAACTGATCTTGAATTAAGAAATTCGCCCTCTAATACTTTTGGAGGATTATTTGACCCATCCCACTCTACTACTACATCTTGTTGAAGAACTAGTTCCCATCCACTAACGTTTGCTACAGTCATTGGTAGACACTGGTAAGCATGTTTGTTATAGGTGTCATCCATCCAGTCTCTTTTTAGACGAGACTGTTTTATCTCTGGAGGATTTTGGTGAGTTCTAGTTAAAGTAATTATTGTCATACTTCTGTCATTGGAGATAGAATGTCATTACTTAAGGTTTTATTTGGAGCGTCATACTTTGGAACATTAGTGCCATATTTTATGTCTTGATGATTTTTATCATTATAATCGTACATTGTTACCGCAGAGTACTTAACCCCATTTGTTATTTTGAGTGAAGCGTGAGCATATATAAATGTTGAAGGGAAGAATACTACGTCACCCTTCTTTGGTTTAAATGTAATATCTAAATATGGAAACCAAAGCTCTCCACCTTCGTATTCATCATTTAAATAAGCCACTGAAGAAACTGTACAGGTATATGAAAACCCATGATCTGCGTGAACCGCAAAGTGTTGATCTTTTCCATATCTAACAAAATTTATAGCTTCTTGATATTCCATTTTAAAGTTGTATCGTGACTCATAGTGTTCTAAGCACTTACTTAGAATCGAATTTGTATCATTGTATATGTTTTCTATTTCTTTAAATTGTTCAGTTAAATGAGGCCAATGAATTGGGCTTACCTTTAAATCTACACAATCTCTGTATTCAGGCATTTTTGTATTATACCCTACCATTGCATCTGACCATTTAAAAAACTCATGGCTACTATTACCAATAGTTTCTTCTAGTCTTTTTGGTATTTCCAAAGAATCAGGTATTGCATTTCTGTAAAGGTGCATTCCAAATTTTGGATCCCCTATATAATAATATTCCATTTTTCTCCTGTGCATCTGTACGCTTGTCTGGGTGATATACTACTATACCACATGTTGAAGAAAAATCGAAACGGAGAAGTAAAGTGATAGAAGAAAAATCTATTATTCTTCCTGGACACTTTGGTGACTCTAAGGAAAATATAAAAATTATAGATAATTTTATTGAATTAGAAGACTTAAAAATTATACAAAAATTTTTACCAACAATAAATGAATGGATGGATGCCGGACAAAATCAGTATGCAGAAGATGGAACGTGCACCTATGACGCATCATACTGGCAGAATAGGCAGTGTAGCTGGGACATTTTACAAAGAATCAACATAGACATTTATAATCTTGTTGACAAATATATTCATAAGATGAAATCTTTTTTAGAAGATTCTTTTAAAGTAAAACTTAATACTAGACCACCAGTCATCATCAGATGGTTTCCTGGACTCGAGCAGCAGCCTCATGCCGACAAGCAGCTAAATGATGGATCTCCAAATCCATTTCCTACTTACGATATAAATTCATTATTTTATTACAATGACGAATTTACAGGAGGAGAACTTTATTATCCGCAACATGAATTAGTAGTCAGTCCAAAACCAGGTTTAGCTGTTGCTCATCCAGGCGATATTAATTATCTACATGGAGTAAAAAAGGTTTTATCCGGAGAAAGATATACTACTCCTTCTTTCTATACTATAACTGAATTATTGTAAAATGTTTTTATATAAAAAATTTTGTTACCAACAAAGAATTAGATTATATAAATATTTACATAGAAAATAATCAAAATAATTTTGTTTATATAGATAAAATGTAGTTATATTTTCTTACTTAAATATTGGCGGGAAGAATGGCGGGAAGAATGGCGGAAACCAAGGTGGAAACCAAGGTGGGAAATATGGTGG